ATACCAAATCACCAACAACACCAAACAAGAGGACATCGTGCTGGATAGCTTCCTCGGCTCCGGCTCAACCCTCATAGCAGCAGAGAAGACTGGTCGTGCCTGTTACGGCATGGAGCTAGACCCGAAATACGTCGACGTCATCGTTCAGCGCTATGTAGACTTTACTGACAGCCCCACAGTGAAACTAAACGGAAAAGACATCACCGACCTATGGCAGAAAGGCGATACATAGGCACCTGCCCAGAGTGTTCTAGGGTCGTCAAGGCGCACCGTCTGGACAATATCTCTTGCAGCAGATGCTATACTAATTTCAAACAAGCATTATGGCTAAGAACAGCAAAGGAACAGCAAAAACGGTAAAGAAAACAGCAAAGCCGAAAAGCAAGGCTGTTTCGTCGTCCGCCCCTAAAGTTGTCGGTAAGCCATTCAAAAAGGGCGAGAGTGGCAACCCTAACGGACGGCCAAAGGGTCAGCGTGACTACGCCACTATCTACCGTGAGGCACTGATTAAACTAGCCGACATGAACGACGTGTCACCTGATGACCTGGAGACAGACATTCTACTGAAAGGCCTGGCTAGTGCTAGGAAGGGTGACTACCGTTTCTGGAAAGACGTGCATGACCGTCTACATGGACCGTCAACTCAAAAGCTAGACGTCACATCCAACGGCCAACCCATCCAATCTAACTCCATCGCCTTTGTAACCATGAAGCCTGATGGAGCAGATAGTAAATAACGCCTACCAGGACGTATTCACCACCGACAAGCGGTACACCGTCATCATGGGAGGCCGTGCAGCTGGCCGATCTTACGTCGCCTCACAGTTTGCCTTGGCTCACTTAGTCGCGCCTGAGTACTTCCGGGCTGCGATTATGAGATTTGTCATGGGGGACATCCGTAACAGCATCTTTCAGGAGATTAAGGACCGCATCGAGGAACAGGAGGCCGAGAACGCCATCACCATTCGAGACAACACCCTGACGCTTGAGTACGGCAACAACAAGATCAACGGCATCGGCTTCCGTAAAAGCTCAAGCGACCAGAAAAGCAAGCTCAAGTCCCTGGCCAACTACACCACCGTTATCATCGAGGAAGCGGAGGAGGTAAGTGAAGAAGACTTTATCCAGCTCGACGACAGTTTGCGTACCATGAAAAGCGACATCAGGATCGTGTTGCTACTCAATTCCCCATACAAAAACCACTGGATTGTCCAGCGCTGGTGCAACCTAGTAGACAGCGGGATAGAGGGTTTCTTCAAGCCGGTACTCAAGGCCAGTCAGACTGACACGGTATTCATACACACCAACTACAAGGACAACATCAACAACCTCAACGCCACCACCATCCGAAACTTCCAGCTATACAAGGCCAATAACCCCGACCACTACTACAACATGATCGAGGGGCTGGTGTCCGAGGGTGCCAGGGGGCGTATATTCAAGAACTGGTTGCCTATAACCGACGCAGAGTTTGAGGAATTGCCACACCCTAGCTACTACGGGACTGACTTCGGGTTTTCTTGTCTGGTTGGTAGCACTATGGTTCAGACGGACGTTGGCGAAAAAGCTTTAAGAGACATTGTTGTTGGCGACAGGGTGCTGACAAGGCAAGGCTATAAAGCCGTAACTAGTACATCAGCACAAGGAGCTAAAGAGGTGTACGGTTTGGACTTTGGCTACGGGCGTAGTATAATTGCTACAGGCGATCACCGTATCTATACAGGTGACGGCTGGAAAACGGTGGAGCAATTATCCCCTAATGAAACTATATGCGTTCAGAAGAAGTCATTTTTCACGGAGAAATATACCGACGATACTTGCAAGGAAAACATCCCCAATACTTTTTCAGCGCAAACGGAAAGAGGCGGCTACATCGCGACATTTATATCAAACATAATGGGCCTATACCGAAAGGCTTTCACGTACATCATGTGGACTTTAGTCCCCTCAATAACTCAGTTGAAAACTTGGTTGCCTTATCACCGAGCGATCATCAACAGGCTCACTATGACGCTGGCAAGTGTGGGTTCCAGAAGGTCAGTGCAGAAGAATTGGCAAAGGTCCGGGCTGTCCACGGTTACACAAAGAAAAACTGGCAGCAACGCCGTGGCAAAGCTATGGCAACAGCTCAATCTAAGATTAAGGAATGTGCTGAGTGCGGTATTAACATCACTCCCACTAACGTCCATCAGAAGTTCTGTGGCGCAATTTGCCGAAAGCGGGTCAATACAAGAAATAGTCAAAAAGAATATACCTGCGAGAATTGTGGGGCTTTATTCATGGGGACAACCTACTACGAGCGAAACTCATGTACTAGAGCGTGTGCAGATAAGCTGTGTACCCTTAAAAGGCAAAAAAGAAGTCTTTGATATATCAGTTGAGGGGGCAAGTGAGTTTTTCGCTAATGGTGTTCTTGTTCATAACTGTGACCCCGCTGCCGTCTATGAAATAAAAGAACACAACGACACCATCTGGGCGCGGGAGCTGGTCTTTGAGACTGGCCTGTTGAACAAGCACCTCAGCGTTAGAATGGCGCAACTAGGCATGAGTAAGAGCATCATTAACTACGCAGACGCCGCCGAACCCAAGTCTATTGCCGAGCTATGTGACGACGGCTGGTATGTGGTCCCAACATCTAAAGGCGCAGACAGCAGGCGTGCCCGTATCCAGTATTTAATGGGCAAGCAGGTCTATTACACCGAAAACAGCGTAAACCTGGCCAGAGAGCATCAAACCTACTCCTGGGCGCTTGATCGCAACAAAGAACCGACCAACGAACCCCAGGACGGCGACGATCACGGCATCGACGCGGTATCTAGTGCCGTCTGGACTGCCCGGAAGCATGGGGGCGACCTTATGGCCTAGTGTATAATCAGCCATATATGCGAAATCCTTTCACTAGCTTATTTGATCGCCTGCTATCACCAAGCCGCGAGAAACTGACAACTTTTAGCCCATACACCCATAATCAGATCACTGGCCTAGAGAACTACACCGATGCGCGCAGCCTTGGCTCATACAAGGACAGCCTGTACCTGTATATTGCCGTGTCCAAGATCGCCAAGCGCATGGCGAGTATTCCTTTGGAGCTGCACAAGATCAAAGGGACCAAGGGCGACACTGAGGAAATCTTTGACCACGAGATACTGGACCTTTTCTATAACCCAAACGAACTCCAAACACAGCGCGTCTTTATCGAAACGTCATGCGCCCATTACCTGCTATCAGGTGACGTCTTTTGGTACGTCAACCGCGACGACATGAGCATGGTCACTATTCGGCCCGACCAGATGGACATTATCCTATCTGCCGATAACAAGAAGATCGTCGCCTACGAGCATCGCGCCGGGACCGTTACCCGTTTCAAACCCGAAGATATCTTCCACATCCAGAACCCAGACCCGACCAACATCTTGCGCGGTGTAGGGGCTGTACGACCGGCACACGTCCGTATCGTTACCGAAAAGGCGGCAGGCGAGTACCAGGCCAATTTCCTCAAGAACCAAGGACGCCCAGACGTGGCGGTGTTTGTTGACGGCCCGGTGGATGATGAGAAAGGAAACAAAGCCCGCGCACTTTGGAAATCAACCTTTGGTGGCAACCAAGGCGGCAAAGCTGGCTTCTTTGGCAACAACATCAAATCCATCCAAGAGTTAAACAAAACCCCGGTCGAGATGGGGCTGATGGCCACCCAGAACTTTTTGCGCGACGACATCCTAGCTGCCCTGGGCGTACCAAAGGCGATGGTGACAAGCGACGACGTCAACATGGCCAATGCTAAAGAGGCATACAAGATGTTCTTACAAGAGGCCGTTGTACCCGTCATGGACGCTTTTATTGACGTGATTAACAACCGCCTGCTGCCTACCTTCGACCAGGCGCTATTCTTCCGGTATGACGACCCGACGCCAAACGACCGCGAGCAGATGTTGAAAGAACACCAAGCTGGTGTGGGCAAGTGGATCACTCAGAACGAAGCCCGCATCGAGACAGGCAGGCCAGCAATGGACGGCTTTGACACCCTAGGCGCGGCAGAGTTCAACACCCCACAGGCGGTTCAGCAAGAAGCCAAGGCCATCATCCGCCGCCGACCAATCCTAGCCAAGACCCTCAAGGCCAAGGAGTTGACCATGGAGGCCCTTATGTCGGTATCAACGGCCCCAGAACGAAAGCTCAACAGTATCTTCCCCACCAAAGCGCTCAAGGACGGCTATGCCAAGGCGTACAACAAACGGGTGGACAAGAAAGCCGAGGGACTGAAAGCAGCCATCGACACGTTCCACGAGGCACAACTCAAGCGCATCCTGGAAAATGACCTGACGGTTGACGCATTTATGGACGTACAAGGCGAAAAAATAGCCGCTAGAGCGTTCTTTACCCCTATCCTCAAGGAAATGTACAAAGAGGGCGGACAACAGGCCTTAGACGCCGTTTTCAAGAAATCAGCCGACAACTTCTGGGCAGATGAGGTGTTACTGGCAGCTATTAGCGCACGGGCCGACTTTTTCACCAATTCAATGACCGATACGACGTTTGCCGTGTTGCAAGCCAAGATTGCCGGGGGACTGACCAACGGGGACGGGCCAGACAAGATCGCGGGTGACATCCGGAGTTACTTTACCGATATGACCAAGAAGCGAGCCGAGACAATCGCCCGGACGGAGACAGGGCATGTGCTGAGCAAAGCCTCACACGACGCCTACCAACAGTCATCCGTTATTACGGGGATGGAGTGGATCAGTGTTGGTGACGCAAAGGTGCGACCAGAACACCAAGAGAATGACGGGAAGATCGTCGCCAAGGGAGGATCGTTCCCAAGTGGTGAGAGTTACCCGGCGCAGCATTCGATTAACTGCCGCTGTACCCTCGGGCCTACCGTTTAGCGCTTCTGTTATAATATCCATATGAAACCTCAGTACCAAGCCAGAGCCGCAGAACTACAAGGCAGCCGCATCGACGTAGACATTGCCGTCAAAGCTATTTCTATTGACGAAAAGAACTACACGGCCACCTTTGTCATGAGTACGGCCAGCATCGACCGTCACGGCGACATAGTTGACCAGGACACTTGGAACCTGGACCACTTCCTAAAAAACCCGGCCTTTTTCTGGGGCCACCGATCAAACGAGTTTCCGCTTGGTAAGTGGCTATCGGTAAAACTAGAGAACGACCCGGAAAATGAAGGCCAGAAGATGCTAGTGGGCGTGGCTGAGTTCGCCGTTGGTGTACACGAAGACATCGACCGGGCGTGGAAGCATGTGGTCCGGGGCGACCTGAACATGGTGTCCGTTGGCTTTATCCCTCCAGTAGTAGACTACGACGAAGACCGTGAAGCCTACATACTCAAGTACTGTGAGCTGATGGAATGTAGTCTTGTAGGGATTGGCTCTAATAGACGGGCGCTTATAAAGGACACTGAGGATGTAAAGGACACTGAGGATGTAAAGGACATCAAGGACAGTCTTATAGATACTAAGAAGCAGATTGAGGACACAGCGACTACTACGCCAGTGGAGGCAATCCGTAAATCCAACGCCATCCGGTCCCTCAACCAAGCAATCAGGCAATTCAAAAAGTAAGCGATACCACACCACCCCTGCAATGGGCGCTTTATTAACACCTAACATTACTATATGTTTTTCAAGTTTATTAACGGTAAAAAGTTTTACTGTGACGAGAAGGGGGTACTAACCCAAAAGGATGGAGAGAATGTCGAAGTACCGGCAACTGATACCGAAGCGGTAGATGTTGAAAGTGGTACCGACGAAGCGACTAAAATGCTCTCAGAAGCTATGCAAAAAGCAATGGCTGCTGGAGATGAAGTAGCACAGGCAAAGTTCAAAGAAGCGCAAACCGCTCTCGAAGGTATGCTTGATTCAGTCACGGAATCTGCGAAAGCCAAGACTGTTGTAGCTGAGGTGACTGAGAAAGTTGCACCATTTGATGTGGACGCGACAAAAGAAGGACTTACCAAGCTACAACGTGGCGCTGGTACCGTTTCTATCTCTGTCCGAAGTGCGAAAGATGTTGACTACCTAGCGAAGTCAACTGACATCACTAACGACCTGACTGGCGACGTTATCGCGCCATCACGTGAAGCTGGTATCGAAGACATCCCAACACGAACTCCATTCATGGAACAAATCGCGGATGTGGTTGAAACTGATTCAGATACAGTAAAGTGGACAGAAGTACTGTCTAAAACTGGTGCGCCAGCTACGACTGCTGAATTAGCGGCTATCCCAGAGGCAGATTGGAAGTTCATCAACCGTAGTACAGCTGTAGAAAAGATTGCTGTTACCAACAAGCACTCAGTTGAAATCCTCAAGCATGGTGCTGAATTGGTGGCTGCTATCAAGACAATGCTCACACGCGACCTAAAAATCGTGGTGGACGGACAGCTACTTTCTGGAAACGGTACAACTCCAAACCTACAAGGGGTACTTGGTGTAGCTACTGAGCTAGACGCTACTGCAATCGGCACACAGCGAGTAGCAGAGGCTAACCTGTTCGACGTTGTGCGTATCGCTGCAACGAAGATCATGACGGCTGGTAAAGGTAAGTTCACTCCGAACTACCTAGTACTAAACCCAGTTGACTCAGAACGATTTGACCTGACCAAGAACGCAGATGGTGACTACATCATGCCTCCGTTCTACAACGCCGCTGGCCAGACTATCCGGGGGGCGCGTGTGATCGAGAACACTGGCATCGCCGCTGGTACATTCCTACTAGGTGACTTCAATTACCTACACGTACGACCAAATGGAGGTGCTGAAATTGACTTTAGTAACTCAGACGGTACAGACTTCGCAAACGACATCCTGTCTATCAAAGTACGTCGATTCCTTGCTGCTTACGTGAAGACCAACAACAACGGTGCTTTCGTAACTGGAGACATCGATGACGCCATTGCTGCCCTAGTAGCTGCCTAGTTGTATGAAAGCTGGCACTATTATCGAGAACGACCAAGGCAAGTTTGCTAAGGTAGTATCGGCAGAAGAAGGCCGCTATGGGGTCACAGCCTTTGTCTTTAAGAAGGAAGATGCAGAAAAGGAAACCGTAGTAGCTCGCATCCTGAACACCTTTGGTCTAGGCCAGGTGATGAAGGAAGCGAAAGAGGCCCCTAAAAAGGCCGCACCGAAGAAAGAAGACGACAAATAGCTTGTCGGTTTGTAGGGGAGCCAGTGTGGAAGCTGGCTGTCCTATCAAGCCCAGGAGCTTGTTATCATTAAAACCAATCACCATGGCAACATTTCAAAAGTTCAACGGATTCGTAGAAGCACTAGCCGAAAAGAAGCACAATCTAGGCTCTGACCAAATCAAGGTAGCCCTTACCAACACCGCCCCTGTGGCCGGGAACGCTGTTTTGGCTGACTTGACTGAGATCACCTACACCAACCTGTCTGCCCGTGAAGTCACCACGACATCCTCAGAGCAGACCGCAGGGACGTACAAGCTGGTCCTGGAAGACCTCACCTTGACGGCCACTGGTGGATCGGTTGGGCCATTCCGGTACGTTGTCCTGTACAACGATACTGCTGCTAACAAGGACTTGATTGGCCGGTATGACCGGGGGGCTGCCATTACCCTGGCCGACGGTGAAAGTTTGTTGATTGATTTTGACGCTGCCAACGCATTGACGCTGGTGTAGGCTTTACGCCTTGTTTGTAGACGCCCCGCCTTTGTGCGGGGCGTTTTGCTATACTGTAAGGGAATAGTCTTAATCACTTTTAATCACTTTTAGTATGAACATTTCACAATACAAAACAACAACCCTAGCCCGAGCCGATGTCTTTGACATTGTTGGACTCGAACCGGTAGAAAAAATGCCAAATCCAGACAAGTCAGTTGGTGGTTATGTGCAGGTAGTACAAACGACAGAATCAGGTAAGAAGATTACCAAGTATGACGCTCACCTTATGCGCGAAGTTGACGGCCTAAAGAAGTTTGAGAAAGAGCACTTTGCAGTTATTAATGAGGGCGAGACTGACGAAGAAGTTGTCTTTACTCAGCCTAAAACAGTTGACCGTTCCGCGCGTGTAGTGAGCCGTCTGGAGCGATACATCAACGGTTTGCCGTACTTAAATGTGTCAGATATGGAGATTGACGGAGAAGCTAAAAATGCCCGTTTTAGTGCTTTAAAAGACAATGGTGACGGCACTGCTACAGAGGTTGAAGTGTATGCGTATATCAAGAGAGTAAAGGACGCACCGAATGTCGAGGTACACGTAGAAATAACAAAATAAACAATGGCTCACGTTGCAACAATCACAATTGACCACACAAAGGTACCAGGTGATTTAACTGATTACGTGGGTCTTATTGTGCCTGACGGAAGTGCAGGGTATTCAGCTTTGTACGCCTTGTGCCTGGAAGGTGGTGGAG